GGTGATGGCACCGGACGCATCCATCTATGTGTTCCACGCTGACACCGAGGGTCTCAATTTCCGCAAGGCGTTTGCCGATGCGGGTTTTTATTTATCCGGATGCTGTATCTGGAAGAAACAGTCCCTTGTGCTGGGGCGCTCTCCTTATCAGTGGCAGCACGAACCAGTGCTATACGGTTGGAAGAAAAACGGTAAGCATCAATGGTACACCGGCAGGAAGGAAACCACCATCTGGGAATTTGACAAGCCCAAGAAGAACGGTGATCATCCGACTATGAA